ATTTATACACTTTTGCCCACAACTTATCGTCTGCAGGTGTTGGTGTTAATGCTACTATGACTGAACAAATTGATATTACAACTGGTACAATCATTAATAGATTCCAAATTCCCATAATAAAGTCTATAATTCCTTGGAACATATCCTCTCCTATTTTAATATTTGCATATTATTTAGGGTTTATGAGTTACCAATAGAGTATTTAGTGGTCAATTTCCAGTCGCCTTTCTCCTTGAAAGGTATGATTTTTATCTGACTTAGAGGTGCAACTGGGTCTAAAATCTTTGATTTGTCGACAACTTTCACTAAGTTCCATTGTTCTAATAATCCTATAATCGTATTACGTCTAGCGATGTCACTCTCTACAAGGTTTGATGGTTTGCCATCTAACTGAAACAGTTCCTTGAAGTGTACGATGTAGTACTTACCTCTCTTGTGTAAGATGTGACATGATTGAAAGAGTTCTTGTTCTCTACGTGAAGCGATTCCTATTCGTGATAAGGTTTCCCTTATTTTTAGGAAGTCATCTTTTTCGGGAAAGGTAACCTCGATTAGGTTCCCTATTAATTGTTCTTGGTCATTCATTATCTCCACCACCAGTGTTCATTCTTTTCTTCAAATTTTGTACTTCTTTATCAGATAGCAGTTCCATATATTCTTTTGCTTTGTTGTTACTTATCTGATAATAGTTTTTTATAACGTCAAGTTTTTTACTCACATATGGTTTTTGCCATTGTGAAAACCTTTGTCGTTTCCTAAGAGTATTTAGGAAAAACAGGTATTGAAGACGGTTCCCCGTCCCATGCCTGACGTTCATTTCATTTGAGAAATGAATAGAATCTTGGTGGTAGGATAAGGACTTATTTACGAGAAAAGGTTTGTAATCCTTTTCCTCGTATCCCTCTTCCATCAAGTCTTTCTTGGTGTAAGAAACTGATTTGACAAAGTCAAACGGACTAGCCAAGTCTCTCACCCCTATCTGCGAGTTGACCTTCTACTAATGATACAAGGTCTGTTCCTTTCTTGCCTTCGACAAGAACCATCTTACTGCCATCATCGAGTGTACGTTCAATACGTCCATCCATGTATTCAGTATCGACAACACCGTCTTTTACGGTGTGTTTCGTTTCTTCGGTTTCATACCACATAGAATCTAATCTATGAGCATGAATCGCTTTAACGTGATTTACATATTCTTCTGCTTTGAGAATCTTACGTTGGAGTTCTACTTTATCATCATACTGACCCATTATGTATTATCTCCATCCGTAGTTTTTACTTGGTGTTTCATAAACATTCTATTTGCTTGTTTTTGAAACGACCTCTCAATTATTTTATCAAAAAACTTTTTAATCCGCTTTATAATTTCACCCATTATGACCATCCCCCGTCAATCTCTTGTAAGACTTCGTTGGTTGCACCTAGGATATCGGTAAGAGGTTCGTCAAAGATTGCGATATCTTCATGACCCTCATCCATTAATGCTTTGACTATTTCACCAGCATCAACAATGATTTGTAACTGGTATTTCATTTCTTCTGATATACTCATTTGAATTTACACTCCGTCATTATTTCAGTGAGACATGCAACAAAGTTTATCTCACTATCCATTGCAAAAGCAGACTTGTATTGGAAGTCTGCAATAATAAGAACTGATGCTGGGATGGAACTAGGTTCCAATCTTTTCTCCAATGCATCAAACACTTTCCTGTATAGAGTGTTGAAGTCGTTGTCGGAGTTTGCACCGACCCACTTTCTCATACCACTCCAGTTCTTGTCTTGTATCATATCAATCAACGGTGTAAGTTTCTCTTCACTAAGTGTTGCAAGTAGACCAGTGTCTATCTCACCACCAACACCATAGCGTTGTACTTCGTTTAGACAACGTCTGAAGTCGGGAAAGAATTTGAGAATTAGTTCAACGAGAACTTTATCGTCATACTTGATTCCCTCTGATTCACAAATCTCACACAATCTTCTATGGAATTGTGTAGCAAGTAATTGTTTATCTTTAGGTGTTAAAGAGAAATCGATTACTGTTGTTCTAGAATGAAGTGGTGGGATAATTCTATTCTTGTAATTACAAGTGAATATAAATCTACAGTTTGAAGAGAACTCTTCAATGAAGTTACGTAGTGCTGGTTGAACACTATCTGCAGAAATGTAATCCGCTTCGTCAAGGATTACAACTTTAGGCCCACCACCCAATGAAACCGTTGATGCAAAGTTTTTGATTTTGGTTCTGAGTGTATCAATCAATCTACCCTCATCTGAACCATTAATGACTATGTAATCAGCACCAAGTTCATTACATAATGCTTTTGCGACTGTAGTCTTACCGACACCAGCAGAACCACACAACATGAGATTAGGAATCTCATTTTGTTTTACAAATTCTTGGAAAGTGTCTTTGAGTCTTTTAGGTAGTATCGTGTCCTCAATTGTTTGAGGACGATACTTTTCAACAAATAAAAATTCTGTATTCATAATTAAAGGTGTAAACTCCCCACCGAATTTACAGTGTTATCCACCCTTGAGGTTGATGAGTTATGGACAACTCCCGTGTGCATTGCAGAGACTGGCACAATACTCACACTAATATATAGGTTAAGCACCATACTTTGAATCAGGCTCCAGTGCAATAAAATACTCTAAATCGATATCTTTATTTTTGAAGTGTGAAATACCCTTCGATGATACCGATACAGTATAATTACCTTCCAATACTTTGAGGTTCTCAATCTTAAAGTTCATAGAGAAAGGTGTTCCGTTTCCTTCACCGACAATCCTTGAGAATGTATTCGATGTTGTATTCTTCTTATCAGTCACTTCAAGTGTCATGGTTGTACCATCTGACCTAAGAACCAAATCATTTACACTCAAGACACTTGCGGCCTTTTGTAATTCATTCAACAATGAGGATGAGATATCAAACGTTACCTCAGTCTCTGGCATTGTAATCATCTTGTCGGGAGCAGTAACCATCCCTTCACTTGCAAAGAAGTAATTCATGGATGAGTGTGTATCCGTTATAGACAAAGATGTATCATTGAACTGAAAGTCGGGGTCTTCTAATAGAGAAGTTGCACCCAAGAATTCAGGCAAATTATAGATACTAAAATCTTGTGGGAACGATTCATTAATCGTTGCAACAGCAAGAATGTTTTTCATGTTAGAGATTGTCTCTAACTTGTTTCCAGTTTTAACTCTAATACCCGAGTTAATTGTAGAGAAATTCTTCAGAATATCCCTAGTATTATCACTTATTTTCATCACGTTCAGCCTCCTGTTTATCGTGTACGTGTAACATAAACAGTGCATAGTGTAATACCTTTAAGATATCTGCCCTGTTTTTACCATTCTTTTTCCCGTATCTTTGTGCATACTTGAGTATGTTTCCGATACAGAATCCTTCACCATGTCCACTATCAATAATAAATTCAGTGGACTGGTATTTGTTTAAACTATAGTGCTGGTCATACGTTTTATCGATGTACTGGGCGAACTCTTTTAGGAGTTCACCCTCGTTGTACTTGTAATCGATTGTAGACTTTTTCTTAAACATCTTAATCATTATACTCTGAAGATTCTGTTTCGTCAACAGGGTTTTCTGCATTAAGGTCTACCCCAGCATCAATCTTGGAGTAGAGGTCTAACACTGCATTTCTAGTTTCTTCATCGAACCTTGAAATACACATTGTGATTGACTTGAGTTTGTCACCAAACATTCTGTAAGCATTCACAATGTGAACAAGTCTTCTTGTTGTAATGACATCATCAATCGCACCTTCGTAGAAAGTCTTTCTGATAATGTCTGCCCAATCGACAAGTTTACCCACAAAATCTGAATCAACATCACCAGTCAATTCCATTTCTTTTGTGAGAATCTTCTTCTCAATCGCAACAGCAGGATACTCTTGTTGCATTGTAATCGCAAATCTCTCAAGCATCGCCTCGTTCATGATTTGAGTTCCGATGAACTTACCATCATCTGAACCTTGTCCTTTGGTGTTTGCAGTAGCAAGGATAGTGAAACCTTCTTTAGGTGTCACCCACTCACCAGTCTTCTTGATAAGGTAACCTTTACCCTCAAGAACTGATTGTAAACACATCAACTTGTTTGAACCCAAGTCAACTTCGTCAAGAAGAAGGACAGCACCTTTTCTCATCGCCTTGATAACAGGGCCTTCTCTGTAGACAATGTTACCATTGACTAGAGTGTGACCACCCATCAAATCATCTTCATCGGTCTCGATGGTGATGTTGACTCTATAGAGTTCTCTCTTCAGTTGGGCACACACTTGTTCAATCATAAGTGTTTTACCGTTACCACTCAAACCAGTAACAAAAACTGGGAAGAAGATTTTGGACTTG